AAAGAATAAATTCTGATGAGGTGGAGTCTGTACTAGAGAGGGGTTTGTGTTTTACTAACCAAGCAGACTTTGACTATTTTATAGCCTCTGTTAGTAAATGTTCCCTAAAAATACATACTTATCTTCAAGTAGGTGTTGATATAAATGTTCGTGATGAGTTTGATAATATCACGGTAGCTTTAAAGTTACCTCTGGAAAGAAGAAAGAATATAAACTACCTCGTGATAAACGATGAGTCTTATAGAGTAAAAAATACTCAGAAAGTCATAGGATTATCTAGAAAAGGATCCATGATGGATGTGGTGAACACGCTTCTTGACGGTAAGTCTGTAGAGGGCGTGGAAGTTGACAGTATAAAAGGAATTATTTCTTCTGGTAAGAAAGCTTATGTAGATGCTATAGAGAAGAGTAAGGAACTTTTAACTGACACAGAAAAAACATTCAACATCGAAGAAGAGACAGTTACCATGGGCGACGGTTCTTCTAAAACTGGGTACCTTATAAAAGGGTCTTTGAGAAAATACTTCATAGACACTGGAGGTAAGGAACAAATAGATACTAACGATCCTCAATGTGGAGTATATTCTTTCCCGGAAGGAAGGTATATTTGTATTGTGGATAAGTCATCCAGCCAGGTAGGCATGGATAAATTAGTAAATAGAATATACGCACTTCACAACGACGCTTTGGTCGCAAGTGCTATTAACACATTATAACAAATAATCACGGTAAGAAAATATGAACGAAAACAAAAATAACATTTCAAGCGAGTTATCAGAGGTTACAATAAAAATTGTGTCAACTAATGGGCACGACGAGTGGTCTGGAATACCTGTTGCAGCCCTAGAAAAGATAAAGTATGAATCAGAAACTACGGGCCGATGGGCTTATATTGACGGAAACCATAAAACACCTGACTCAATTACTTTAGAAGATGTGATAGATGCGGAAGAAATCATGATGGCTAACGCGTTAGTTGGTGGATAAGATGAATTTTAGCATTTCAAGAGACATACTCTATGAGATGACAAGTTATGCAAATAGTAGCCCCGACGAAATTGTTGGGGCTATGGTTGGCAAAAAACAAGGTAACTCATGGAAGTGTGAAGAGTTTATACCACTAACTAATATAAGTACAGAGAACAAAGAAGTACATTATGTACCGGACCCTAATGAATTTATGAGTATGTTAAGAAAAACTACTCATGTTTCTTCGAGCGCAGAAAGTGACTTTTTAGGAATTATGCACTCTCACCCAAATAACCGGCCAATACCCTCTGTTACAGATGTTCAAGGAGCAGGTTACACGGGGGTATATATTATACACTCACCTAAATTTAAGGAAACTAGGGCCTATTATTACGATGGTAATGAGTCTAACCGTAACTGGGACCCTATAGAACTGGAGACAAATTAAATGAGACATGTACTAATAGTAGGATCAGGAGGAATAGGAAGTTGGTTAGCAGAGCACCTCTTTAATCTAGAATTGCACGGCCAATTTCCAGATGATATGGTATTTACTTTTGCAGATGATGACACGGTAGAAAATAAAAACTTATCATACCAAAATTTTTCATTAGAAGACATAATGGATGAAAAATCTGAATCACTGTCAGCAAGGTACGGATTTAACTCAATTACCAATCGTATAGAGAAGGAAGAACAGTTAATGAATTATGATGGAATTGTATGCTGTGTCGACAACTCTAAGTTTAGGAAGCTACTATTTAAGTATGTGGATAAATACGACAATATTTTTTGGATGGATATGAGAAGCGAGGGACGAGATATAGCTATTTTTACTAAGAGTAAGAAAAATACTCTTGACGTAATGATGAAAACATTGCCTAAAGAAGACGTAGAAAATGGCAGTTGCCAGAGACAGTGGGAGTTTGAAAATAATATAATACAACTTGGGAACAGAATAGTGAGCAGTATCGGAGCACAGTTTATTTTAAACTGGGTTAGGGGAGATAAAAACACTCATAATTATATTGCCCACTTCTAAATTATTAGTTATATTAAAGTATGAACATAAATTCAATCAAACAAGATGACGGTAGGCAAAAAAGAGCACAGAGCATAGACTTTGGTGAAATTAGGAATACTCAAAGTCCGGTAGGACCAGATTATGGAGATAAGTTTGATCAAATATTTCATAACTGGGATAACCCTGATAAATGCAGGGGGTACATTAACTGCTCTATTTGCCAAAAGTTACAGGACGATGGAAAAGCCGTTAGACAAGATGATGATAAAATTTATCATTTAAATAAACAAACCAAATAAAACAAATGAATTGGAAAGAAAAACTAGTAAGTAGGAAATTATGGGTTGCATTAGGTGGAGTTTTCTCTGTACTTATTGTAGACTGGGCAGGGTTAGACCCTGCAATGGCTCAAAACTTAGTTGGAGCTATCACTACAATTGTACCTTCGTATATCGCGGGACAAGGAGTGGTCGATGCTATGGGAGCATACTTTCAAGCAAAAAACTAGTTCAAACATTTAAAACAATAAAGGGCGCGTCATTGATGTGCCCTTTTTTTTAATCAAAAATAAATATGGATGCATTCAGTTATTATTTAAAATCTATTATACCTAGTACACCTTTAAGTAAAAAGGCAGAGAGGGTATTAATAAAGAAAGGAAAACTCGGTGACATGGCTGCTAGGGAAAAAGTAATAACATCTAATTTAAAATTTGTTATTAGCGTGGCTAAGAAGTACCAAAATCAAGGACTTACAATAGACGAGTTAGTATCAGAAGGTAACTTAGGCCTAGTAAAAGCATTTGAGAAGTTCGATATTAGTAAAGATGTAAAGTTTATTACTTACGCTGTGTGGTGGATTCGTCAAGCTATATTTAATTCACTGCATGAAAATGCGAAAATTATTAGATTGCCCTTGAATAAAATTTCTAACATAACGAAAGCTACTAAAGCTTCCGAAAGGCTAGAAAATAAATTAGGAAGATATCCTTCGATAAATGAATTAGAAGAATACTTAGATGGAGATACGACAGCCATAAGAGACATGAAGTTTAATTACACAGTTATTGGTCTTGATACTCCACATACTGAAAATAATGAAACTTTAAATGAGATTATACCTGCTGACTTGTCTTATGGTGTTTTAAAAACAGACGGAGAGTTTAAGAAAGAACTCACTCATATCCTAAAAACATTTCCTGAGAGGGAGAAGAGCATATTAAAAATGTATTATGGTATTGAACAAGTTAGGCCATATACGTTAAAAGAGATTGGTGTAGATATGGGGTTAACTAGAGAAAGAATAAGGCAAATTAAAGAGAAAATATTAAAAAAGTTGCGGAGTAAGAAGTATTCTAAAACTTTGGAGGATTTTTTGAGATGGGATACGTAACAACGGAGTCGGAATTGGTAGAAGCTATGTCTTACTTAAAGACTCAAAGCATTGTAGCGGTTGACACAGAAACAAATGGACTGGACCCGGTACTAAATAAAGTACTATTATTGCAAGTGGGTACAGAACATAAACAATTTGTGTTTGATGTTTTCAAACTAAATACTAAAATTTTTACAGTGTTACATTGGTTAACAGAAAAAGATTTAGTTAAGGTTTTACACAACGCAAAGTTTGATTATAAAATGATAAAAGGAAATTTTGAAATAGAGCTTACAAATATGAGATGTACTATGCTTGCAAACCAACTTTTAACGACCGGGAAAAAATTAAGTAGCGGATTGGATTCTGTTCTGTATAAATACTTAGGGGTTGAAGTTAGTAAAGCCGAACAAAAATCTTTTATTGATATGAGATTAGGATCAACTTTCACAGAAAGCCAAATAAAGTATGCTGGCGATGATACTAAACACCTAATTCCTCTATATAAAAACATGCAAAGACTTTTAGAAAGTAGAAACATGGACGAACTGTCAAGATTGGAGTATAGGACAGTTGCTCCTACAGGGGATATGGAGCTAAATGGGCTTTTTTTAGATAGGAAGAAGTGGACAGCTTTGAAAGTAGAAGCTGAGGCTGATGCAGATATTGCTAAAAAAGGTTTAGATAAATACTTCGAACCTTACTGTGGTCAGTTAACTTTGTTTGAGGATGTTGATATAAACTATAGGTCACCAAAACAATTATTACCGATTCTAAGTAAAATTACTGGTATGAATATAACTTCAACAGGTGAGCAAGAGTTAAAAAAAGTAAATCACGAAGTTGTGGACTTTTTACTAGACTATAGAGAAAAGCAGAAGCGTATTAGTACGTATGGAGAAGAGTTTTTTAGAAAATTTGTAAGTTCATACGACGGTAGAATCCACTCTAACTTTAAACAGCTCGGTGCTGACTCTGGTAGGTACTCAAGTACTCAACCTAACTTACAAAATATTCCAAGTGACGAGAGATACAGGTCAGCTTTTACGGCACAAGACTCTGAGTATAGAATTATTGCTGCTGATTATGCTAGCCAAGAAATTCGGGTACTGGCATATATAAGCAAAGAGCCTGGACTAATAAATGCTATAAATAATAAAGTTGATCTACACACAAATTCAGCAAGCCTAATATATGGAATTCCATATAAGGACATTACTAAGAAACAACGTAACGCTGCTAAAGCGCTTACATTTGGTTTAATATACGGTATTGGTCCTGGAAGACTTGCAGAGAATTTAGGTATTAGCTTTATGGAAGCTAAAACTTTAATGAATAAATATTTCTCAACATTCCCAAATATTAAAAAGGTACTAGATCAGGCAGTGTCTGCGGCAAAGAAACTAAAGTACGCTCTTTCGCCTTTAGATAAAAGACGAAGAGACTTGTCATCTTTTGATTGGGATGATAAGAGGCAGGTTTCTCATGCATTAAATATTTCTAAAAATATTATATGCCAAGGAGCATCTGCATCAATAACTAAGTTAGCGTTATGTCTGGTAAAAGAAGCTATAGATAGTGGTGAGTACGATGCTAAAATAGTTAATGTAGTTCATGATGAAATTCTAGTAGAGGCTCATGAAGACGATGCCGATGACGTAGGAAAGCTTTTAGAAGTCGGGATGATAGAAGCATTTGAGCACTACTGTCCTGGAATAGCTATGGAAGTAGAAGCTGTAATAGATAACCATTGGGTACACTAATGAAAAATAATAAAAGAAAAGAAAAGAAAGAGAGCGCAATAGATTACTGTGAACGATTTTATCCGAGCATGATGGAGCGCTTTAAGGAAATACAGCAAGAAGACTACAAAGTTTTTTGTGAGAAGCAAATGGACTACGGCCCTGGAAATATAAGTTTAGGGACAGGCCTTGTAGACGAAAGTGAAGTAAGAATGAGTTTAACAGGGCTTATAATTAGAATGAATGATAAAGTTCAAAGATTACTAAACTTGGTTGTGAAAACAATGCGGGAGCCGCAGAATGAGTCTGTTGTTGATGCTTTTGGTGACTTATCTGTTTATGGAGTTATATCAAGGATTGTTTCTGAAGGAAAATGGGCTAGATAAAAAATAAAGAAATAGGGAGGATAAATTCCTCCCTATTTTTTTAACTTAAAAACCTAACGTCTTCTAAACAGGTGAGTCAGGTGCTACTGTATTAGATGATACTTGATC